GAGCAGCAGCTGACGTCGCTGGTGCTGACGCCTGCCAACCTCGGCCTGCAGGTGATGTCGGCCATTCACACCATCACGAGTGCTTCATTCAACCCCCTGGCCGCGCTCAACGCCCAGCTGGCGATTCTGGCGAGCGTGATCTCCCCGGCCAGCTCGGGCTCGACCAATGTGGCCGTGCAGGCCGATGCGAATTCTGCGGCGTTCACTGCCCTGGTGCAGACGGTGGCCTTTTGCGAATGCTGCCGGCTAGTGTCGGGCGAGATGATTTATGGGGGCGTGGACACCAATACGCCTGGCGTGACGTTTACGACGCGTGAGCAGGCCCTGGCCGTGCATGCGACGCTCTTGGCCCAGGCGGACCTGCTGATGGACGCCGTGGGGGACGAGACGCTGGTGCCGCTGATGCAGCTGGTGACGACGACGGTGGCCACCTTTGCCGCCGTGATGCCTATCACGACGGTTAACTCGGTGACGCTGCCGGGCGGCGTTCCTGATGTTGTGCTGGCCCAGCAGCTGTATGGCGACTGCCTGCTGGCCGACGATATCTCGGAGCGCAACGGGGTGGCTCACCCGATGTATCTGCCTGCCGGCGTGCCGCTGGAGGTGCTCAGTGACTGATATTACCGTTCAGATCGGCAGCCAGATTTTCTCGGACTGGAACAGCGTGCGGGTTAAAGCCTCGGTGCAGCAGCTGGCGGGCGAGTTCTCGCTGGGCTGTTCTGGTAACTGGAGCCTGGCGAGGTCGCCTAAATCACTGGCTGGCCAGCCAGTGCGTATTTCTGTAGCTGGCCAGCGGGTGCTGACGGGGTATATCGATGCGGCCAAGCCGGAGTATGACGCAGAGCGACACCTGGTGCGCCTGGACGGCCGCAGCAAGACAGAAGACCTGGTGGACTGCTCGCTCATTGCGCCCCCGCTTGGCTGGGCGAATTTGACTGTTGGGCAGATCGCTACGGCGATGTGCAAGCCCTTTCATATTGACGTGGTGGATCAGACGGTTTCACAGCAAAGCTTTACGATGTTTTCGCCGAATGATGGCGAGAGCTGCTTTGATGCACTTGAGCCCCTGGCACGCAATGTCGGGATGCTCCTGATCACGGATGCCTTTGGGCGTCTGGTGCTGACCTACGCCGGAAAACAGCAGGCGCCGACTGCGCTGGTGAAAGGCAAAAATATCATTCATGCGATCGGAGGCGTGGATTTGCATGACCGTTTCTCGCACTACCTCGCAACGGGGCAGGCGCCCGAAAATCCCGATCTGACGAAGGATCAGCCTTTTCCGGGGCTTGTTATTGACCCCTATATGGCCGCGCTCCGGTACCGGCCTCGCTGGGTTCAGATTGGTGGTGTGACCACGCTGAACTTGCCGACCATCCGCGCGGACTGGGAGCGCCGCATGCGCTACGGCCGCAGCGAGTCGATCACTTATACCGTGAAGGGGTGGCTCGCGTCGAAGAGCGCGATCTGGCAGCCGAACCAGCTGGTGAATGTGAATGATCCCTTCATGGGCATTAGCGGTCAGCAGCTGATTACCGATGTGGTCTACACGTATTCCGATGACCCGGAAACGGGGGGCGAGCACTGCGAAATTACGGTGATGCCGCCAGATGCCCTGGCACCCGAGCCTCAACCACTGACGCCGTCGGACACGACGGGGAGTGTTCCGTGATTACCACGGACATGCTGCGCGCGTTTGGGCGCCTTCTGGACCCGCTGAGACGGCAGCTGGCGCAGATGTTGATGAAGGGCCTGGTGGTGCTGACGGTTGAAGCGCGGCCCATGCGAACGGTGCAGGCGACACTCAGCAACCCGGCGATGCCGCTGTCGGGCGTGGACCATTACGAGCCCTTTGGCTTTACCTCGGCGCCGCTCCAGGGCGCCGTCGGGTTATTCGGAACGGTCGGTGGTAATCGCGGGCACACGGTGATGATGGTGTGCGCTGACCCGCGCTACCGGCCAACCAATTTGCAGCCAGGTGATAGCTGCATTTTTGATGCGCATGGTTCGACGATCTGGCTGTCGTCGACGGGCATTGTGGTCACGTCGCCGCTGCCGGTGACTGTAAATGAGTCAATGGTGATCAATGGCAGCGTGGCGACGTCGCTCGATGTCAATGCGGCGGGCAACATAACGGCAGGCTCCGGCGCCTCTGGCTCCTTTTTGACGCTGACGGGCCAGGTCGTGACGGTCAGCGACGGTCTGATTACTAATATTTTCTGAGGCGCATGATGATTCCGCAGGGCACGTCTCCCGTTAACCCACAGTACTACACGGCCATGACCGACCGCGTAAACAATGCGAAGTCGTGCTCTGAATTGCAGACACTGGCCACGCAGCTGATCAATTCGCTGAATGCAGAAGGTGCGGCGATCAGCGCGCAGCTGGCGCTGCTGGTGCCGATCTCGGCGCTCCTGAACCCGCCAGATACGCCCTCGGCGGCTATTACGTGGATTGAGAATTTCATTACCGGGGTGCTTCAGCCGATGTACAAGCCCTGGGAAACCTATGTGGCGCAGATTGCGGCGCGGACGGTGGCGATTGAGGCGCTCATGGCCTCTATTGCGGCGAAAGCTGCCTCCTTTACGAGCTGCGAGGTGACGCCGCCCGCTGTTGTTCCACCGACGATTCCGGGGTGATGCGATGACCGATCTTGCGATCAGCTGGATTAACGGACAGCCTGACCTGGTGTTTGCTGACGGCGACCTGGTCGTTGATGACAGCCTGATTCCGCCGGTGCTCGTTAGCCTCTTTACGGACCGGCTGGCAAGCGCTGGCGACATTATTCCTGATGGTACGACCAACCGCCGTGGGTACTGGGCCGATACCTATAACGCAGACGGGAGCCTGACGGGATCACGCATCTGGCTGTTTTCTCGTGAGCCTGACTTGTCGAGCCTGCTGTCGGTTGTGGAAGGCTATGACGAGGAGGCGCTGCAATGGATGGTCGATGCCGGGCTGGTGCAGGCTGTCAATGTGACCGCGTCGATGCCGGCACGCAATGAGCTCTTGCACTCCGTGCAAATCGTTGAGTCTGCGACTAATACCTATCTCGTTCCTGTTCCACAACCGCTGGTGAGTTTGACATGAGCGATTATGTGCCGCTGACGCGGCAGCAGTGGATTGCCCTGGCGCAGCAGCTGCTGCAGAGCCGGTTTCCCGGCGCCGGGGCGTTTTACGATCGGAGTGTGCTCGGTGCGTTTGCTAACGCGAAGGGCGCCATGGCCTATGCGCAGTCGAAAAATATTAACTGGGCCGCGCGCCAGGCGACGCCGAATACGGCGGATGCCACGGGCGTGCAGAACTGGGCTGGCTCATATGGGATGAATTACCTCCCCGCTGGCTACGCACAGGGCGCGGTAACAGTCACTGGAAACCCCGATGCCGTAATAGACACCACCGCCGTTTTTCAGTCGGACGCCGGCCTGCAATATCAGGTGACGGGTGATGTGACGCTGGAAGATACGACAGCCTCCGTTAACGTGATCTGCCTCACTGCAGGTGTCGCCGGGAATCTGGATGCGGGGGCGCCCCTGCAGCTCGTCAGCCCGCCTGCCGGCATCCAGGCGGCGGCCGTCGTGGGTACGGATGGGCTGGCGGGTGGCGAGCCGGCAGAGACTGTGACGCAGCTGCAGACACGCCTGCTTGCCCGGATTCAGCAACCGCCAGCCGGCGGCAATGCGGCAGATTATCAGGCGTGGGTCTATGAAGCCTTCACTGACACGCAAAACGTGTGGGTCAACAATGACATTGCGAATGCCAATGTCACTGTGCTCTTTACGGTTGCTCAGTCGGCAGGTGGCCCAATTCCGTCGCCGGAGATTGTGGCACTCGTAAATGCCTATATTCAGGCACGCCTGCCGCTGGGGGTCAGCTGCGTGGTCGCCTCGCCGGTGCCTGTGGCTCAGAACTTCACGATCGGGCTGACGCCGGACACGACAGACAACCGCGCCAATGTGACCTCTGCGCTGCAGGCGCTGATAGATACGAGCGCCAGCCCGGGCGGTACGCTGCTGATCACGGCGATTTATACGGCCATTGGCACTGCCGGTGGCATTACCGACTACACGCTGAATTTGACCACCAACCAGGTGTATGCGGCCGGCACGATTGCGGTGATGGGGGTTATCACGTGGACCTGAACCAGGACGATGTGCGCAATGCCACCGTCGCGCTGATGCCGACAGGCCCGCTCTGGAATTTTGCGGAGGGGACAAACTTTTGGCTGTTGGCCGACGCGATGGCTGCCGTCGACCTGGTGCTTGAGCAGTACATGCAGCAGCTGGTGGCGCAGGAGATGAATCCGGCGACCACCTATGCGTTGCTTCCGCAATGGGAGAATGCCTATGGGCTGCCTGATCCTGATGGCCCTCAGAATCTTTCCATTGCTGATCGTCAGCGTGCCCTGGTGGCGCGTGTTACCGAGGTGGGAGGGCTGACGGCTGCTTATTTGCTCCGGCAGATCGAGGCCATGGGGTATCCCGGCGCGACCATTACCCAGTACTCGATCACTACCTGCCTCGAAACCTGTGAGGATTACCTTTACGACATCTGCTGGAAGAAGTCGTTTTTGGTGACGCTGCCAGTGACCGTTTCGGGCTTCGGTGCCAGCTGCATTGGCGGCTGCGAAGACTTTCTCGGTGCTCCCTTCAACTCACTGATCGAAAACTACATCAACCGTTTAAAGCCGGCTGACACGTTTGCCATTGTGGCATTCGCAGGCTAGGAGAAAACCATGAGACGTATTGCAACAATTACCGCCGTTCTTAATCTGTTTGGCCTGGGCAAGAGTGGATTCGGCGCCAGCAATCCCAGCGCAGGTATTTTGCCGACCCAGTTTTCGGCTACCTGGTGCAATGATGTGCAGGAGTCGATTTGTGAGGTAATCGAAGCCACTGCCGGCGCTGTGCCGCTGGGAACGAGCACGGCCGATCTGCTCAATGCGATTAACTGGCTGATTACCAACCAGGTGGGCGCCTCTGCGGCTACGCTGACCGCGTTGATTACCGCCCTCAGTGCGTCGCTGGCGGCGGGCGTTGTGCCGGCCGGCTCCGTGTCACACTTTTTTGGCCTGACCGCTCCCGCTGGCTGGCTGATCTGTAATGGCCAGACGATTGGCAACGCTGCCAGCAACGCGAATTTTGCTGATCCCTCATCCA